ATGTTAGTAGCAAGATGGACTTCACTAGGGGAATTAATCCTGAAGTCCTAAGCAAAGCTACTAATGGTGATGTATCTGCTCTTATGGATATTATCAAAACTGTAGGACAAAATGCTTATAAAGCAAGTCTTGAGCATAGCACCTCTCTAACAGACACCTTTCTAACACAACGTGGGGAATTCGAAGGTAAGCAAGTAGCTAAAGGGGTTAGGAATCAATTAACCTCGAATGAGCTTTCTAATGCTCCTAATTATTCTCATCCTGTAGTAAAGGCAGAGCTTAATCGTGTTGCAGCACAGATGTCTGCGGCTAATCCTGATGCAAGTCCTCAAGAAATAGCCAAAGCGGCTCAGCAATATATCAATGATTTGAGTAGCGCTTTGAATCCTAAAGCCAGCAATAATTCTCCTAGCGATGGAAATGGAGACTTCGACTGGACTAAATATCTCACTAATTCGTAACAAGGAATAAATAAATGAGCATTCTTTCTGGTATTTTTAATACTAATGGCTTTAACCCCGCAGAACTTAATGCCCGCTCGTTCGCGGGTACTATGCTGCGGTTGTTTCCTAATGGTTCGGCTCCTCTCTTTGCCCTCTCTTCGCAATCAGGTAAGAGTCGCGCCAAGTCTTCTACGCATGGGTACTTCTCTAAGACTTTAGACTTCGTTAAGACGACTTCTACTGCGGGCGACTTGGTAGGTGCTACAACTCTCACGGTTGGAAGTACTACTGGCATGGCTGCTGGTACCGTTCTCTACAATACTCGTACTCGTGAGAACTATCGTGTAACTTCTGTCACCTCTGCTACTGAGGTAGTTGTTACTCGTGCGTTCGGTCGTGTTGCTGCTGCCGCTCTTAATGCTGCGGATAATATCATCCAGATTGGTACTGCTTTTGCAGAAGGTAGTGCTCGTCCTGCGGCTCGTAGTCTCTCTATCGCTTATGTTCCTAACTATACGCAGATCTTCCGTAATGCTTGGGGTCTGACAGATACGGCTCGTGCTTCCCTTGCTGAGATGGGTCATAGTAACGTAGCTGAGAACCGTAAAGATTGTAGCCTGTTCCACTCAATTGATATTGAAAGTGCTATTCTCTGGGGTCAGCCCAAGATGGACACTTCTGGCACTCAGCCGGTACATGCTACCCAAGGTATTATCGATGCGATGGAGCAGTATGCACCTGGTAATACTAATGCTGCTGGAGCTACTACTACATTCGACGAGCTTGTAACACTCTGCGCTCCGGCTTTTGCGTATTCTACAGATATGTCTAATCCTGGTATGCGCTTTGGTTGTGCTGATAGTGTAGGTATGAAGGTTCTTCACCAGATTGCTGTCAAGTATGGTGATGTTACTATCACTCAGCAAGAAACCAGCTTCGGTATGCGCTTCCAGAAGTTCAAGTTTTATAAGGGTGAGATCAATCTCGTAGAGCATCCCCTTATGAATGGTCTGGCGACTTCTACCACTGCCGGTAATCTTATCATCATCGACCTGCCTGCTCTTAAGCTTGCTTACATGGACGGTCGTGATACGGTTGCAGAAGAATACGGTAGCGGAGGTAAGATGGTTGAGAACGGTACTGATGGCGTTGGTGGCTCTCTTACTTCGGAGCTTGCTGTTGAGCTTATCAATCCATTTGGCTGTGCTTGGATTAGTAATCTTACTGCTGCTGCTTAATATTATGAAGCTCTCTTACTTCTTATTCTTGAGAGTAAGAGAGCTTCTTCTTAAGAGGCCTGAAAATGTCAATCAAAGATCTTATGAAGAACAGAGTTATTGAACAAGACGCCACTCCTTCTAATTGCTTATACACTTCTGTTAAGGGCGTATTAGGAAGTAATGGCGCCTTTATGCCTAAACAGGGAGAAGTATTCTGTCCTGAGAATCAGAAAGATGTAGAGATTCTTGAATATTTTGTCTCTATTGGTATTGTGGATAAACAATGAACTTCACGGAAGTCCTAACGGCTATTAAAGAGGTAGTAAAGAGGCCTGATAAAACAGTAGAAATAGCCAGAGCTATAAATGCTACTCTGGCTGATTGTACTGTTAAGGCTTCTTTTGCTTATGACTTGGTAGAAACTACTATTCCTGTAGATCCTGCTCTTTATGGGGATACTATACAATTCAATAATCTAGTGGTTCCAGTAGTTACTCGTTTCCGTAAGTTCAAATATGTGAAACCTACTGCTGTACGCAGATACCTACAGCAAATTTCTCCTGAGAAAATCTTCACTCCTTCTGGTAACGTACAACCAGATTCTTATTATGTAGCGGGCAATTCTCTTACTTACACCTTACGAGAACTAACCACTGCTTTAGAGATTGGTTATTACCAATACGCTCCAACGCTTTCTAATCTGGACACGCATTGGATGTTAGATATTATGCCAGAGACTATTATTGATTTAGCAGCCGCTCGCATTTTCCGTAGTATTGGTGATGATAATAGCTACAAAGCTTTCTTAACTACAGGCATGGAATCTTTCAGGCTTAATAGAAATGATTACGAAGATGCTATTCTTCCGGTCGCTAAATGATTAATAATAAAGGCAATATAATGAATAACGAAGAAGAGGAAGAGCGGATGGAACGTAGAGAGGGTATTCGCTTAGAGCAGCATATAGGTACTATTCTCCAGATTATGGTAGTAGCCCTTCTTGCTTGGTCCCTGACTACTACCCAGAATCTTACTGGAGATATGGCGGTTTTAAAAGTTAAGGTAGAGTCTCTGACAGCAGCCTTAAATCAGGGCACCAATGACAGGTATAGAGGAACAGATGCTGCTAAAGATTTTGCTGCTGTAAGAAGTGAGATGTCTTTCTTAGAGCGTAGAATTGCCTCTCTAGAAAATAAAGTTAAACCGTAATTTAGGATAAGAAGATGCCACAGAATGCTAAAAGAATAGATGTAACAAAAAGCTTCTTTGTTACGGATCCTAATTCTGTGATGGAGAATCTAGGATACACAGGTCGAGAAGATGATCCTCTTGATCCTCCTCCTATTATAGCCTATGAGGGTTACAATTTCATTCCTACTTCGTATGGATATAGGAGCTATTTTGGCGCCAACTCTCAACTAGATATTGAACTCTTAGATCAAACTCTGCATCTGTGTGATAAGACTATCATATTCCAATTAGAGAATTATGCTAATATTATCATTGCCTTATGTGATGATGGTATCTGGTATACAGAATCCACTTCTGTGCAAGGGGCTCTTTGGATTCAAGGTGTTACTATGGTAGCTCCTGCTGCTCCCACCATTAAAGAATGGACATTCTGTATGATTAAGAATGTCCTATATCTTTATAGACAAGGAGAAGCTTCCTATCATAAAATTGCTTACACGGATTATGTTGTTACTGCTGGTGGTGTTACTCTTACATTCACTGCTGTAGTTCCTACCTTCCTTAATATGGCAGGTCAGATAGGAATCTTCAGAGCTAACTCCTCTCTAGGTTTTTGGGATTCTGCTAATAGTATAGCCTGGTCTAATCCTCTTAACCTTCAAGACTTCACTCCCTCTCTTGTTACTATGGCAGGAAATGCTATCTTCAATGGTATTCTAGGTCGTATCGTAGTAGTAAAGAGCCAGGGGGATAATTTCATTGTATATACTACAAAAGGAATTGTTGGCGTTCGCTATATCTCTAGTACCACTATGATCTGGGAAGCTACGACTATCACGGACACAGCAGGTATTAGAACTTCCAAAGAGGTTACAAATTCCATCACAGAGATGGAGCATTACGCCTATACGAATACTGGTATTAAGAAGATTGGCAGTTATAATGCTCTCAGTAAAGTACATCAATTTGAAGACATAATCCCAGAGATTTATGATTTTATGAGGGAATCTGATGTAGGAGTTGCTCCTATTATTAGAAGTGTTAGAAGGGATGTTCATGCTGTTCCTAGAATTGGTGTAGATCCAGATCCAGATCCTGCACCCACAGGAGATGGTAATCACATCTATTTAGATTTCCTTAATGGTAGATATCTTTTCATTTGCTGCACTAATAATCGAATTATAAATGGTCTTGTTAGTGCTACTCTTCAGGTTGTAGACCCTCTTCATATTAATATCTTGGTGAATGGCCTAAATTGGCCTGGTCTTATTCTGCCTGAAGATATCATTATCGTTGATCCCTTCGATGGTCCCTCTCCTATGCCTTTGTATCTAGAGGCTAAAAGGGCCCTTGATCCAGATTACGATGATGATATGTATCTTGTATGGAGACCTACTGGTAAAGGTACTTTTGCTAATCAAGTAACTCCTATGAATGATTATGTACTTGATAGTACTGGAAATCATGTACCTAATCCAAACAATAAAGTAGATGCTACAGTTGGCTTTATTAATGCAAATGCTAAGTCCCTTATTCTTAAGCAGTATTATGATGCTGTAACTCCCACCTATCCTGATCACATGGATGATCTGGGATATAGAGGCTATGGTTCTATAGCAGCTGGTACAGCCTGGCTTGGTGCTATGGATACCTCTCTTCTTGCTTATGCACAGGCTCAAGAACAGGAGTGGGCTAATCTCGCACTTATCCAGGCGGCAAATAGAGCCGTCTTTGATGGTGTAGTTCCCAGTCCTATAGAAGAGAAGGCTATTTCCGGTGTTAGGTATAGGACTGACGATGTAGGGATAAGGTCAGAAATAGATGCTGATATCGCTGCTTATCTGATAAACAGAATAGATGAAGAAGTTATAGGAGATCCCGGGTTTCCTAACAGGTCTATACGATACACAGAGGAATCGCTTGAGCTCCCTACCACTCTTGATTCTGTAGACAGTGGAAATACCTTTAGTGGGATAGGAACGAATGCAGCTATTTATACGCTAACAAAGACACTAAAAAAAGCTTTTGTAATTAAAAGATCTACTATTATATCCGATATTAGGGTTATATATAAGAGGCAGAAATTCAAGGTTACGGTACCTATTTTTCATAATTTAGTAGGTAAACTTACAGCTCCTGTTGAAATTTCTTCGGACCAAGTTTGGGTATCTGATTCTGATAATGCTTGGCAGTCCATTTTGAGGAAGATGACAGATGTTCTTATAGACGCTTCTTTAGTTCTAGATACGGGAACAGGGCCTGGTACCTATATAGAAATTGCGAATAATCCTGTGTATATAAGAACGCCTTCAGCACCAGCATACCTTGATGAGATAGCAGTATATAGAGATTTGTATTACGGAAACGGCGATATCGAGCTTAATAAATTTGTAGGTTATATATTTGTAGCTAGAGATATTACATCTGTAATGCCTTCAGATCCTGGTTTGAATAGTATTCAAGGAGATTTTCTAAGCGCTGGTGGTACTAGTAATCCTCCTACCTGCAGTCAGTTTGGTATTGTTACTTTTCATGAGTGTAGTTATGTAGTGGGAGGGGATCAAACTACTGGGATGTCTAATAACGATATTGCTGATATAGATATCCCTCTCACTATGAATGCTTATCAGAGTAATGTAACTTGGTATCTAGAAGGAACAGATCCAGGTGAGCCTGATTATATGACGAATGATCCACAAGCTGGATATGATCTCTTCTTAAACAACATTCCTGATCCTGATCAAATACCAGCAGATAGTGTTCTTACTCCTGTTGACTTCGGCTACACTTATCCAGGTGCTACATTCCTAATGCAGGATGGAATACCGGCTCCTTACTATCCCACTTATGTAGGAGCTCTAGTACTAGATAC